GCATCGAACCCTTCTTTCTTTTCGGCCGCATCCTTTTCGAGGTCGGCGCGCTCCATCGCGTCGAGGTTATCAGCGTCCTTCGGCTTTTCGCCCTCAAGGGAGTCGAGCAGCTTCGTCACGTCGTCAATTGATGCGTCGACGGCGAGATTGCTTTTCAGGAAGGCATTGACCGCCTCCCGCGCCGGCGACGCCTTTGTGGCGGCAGTCTTTCGAGCCATGTTGTGCAGTCCTTCCATTGAATCGCCGACGACGATATCCGGCCCGGCGCGGCCTTCTTTCACAAGCGCGACGTGATTGCCGACGATATCGCGCATCACGCCGTCGTATTCGACGCCATCGGGCGTGCGCCCCGGCGTCATGTCCGCGCGGTATCGGTATCCGCAGGACAATTCCTTTTTTTCATCGGACTCGACGCCGCGAATGGCGTCGCCATCCCAAATCGTGAGACTGTTGCGCAGATAGGGCGCTTCAAATTCTGCTTTCGTGCCCGTCGTGCCGACAACGATCATGCGCGGGTGCTCGTCTGCCGTGCTTGGTTTGTGGATTTCTAGCAGCGGGATTTCGTTAAACGTCATTGCGGCTTTGGAGAGTTCGTCAGGATCGCGGTAGAGGTTGTAGACGCGCTCTGCATCAAGCCCGAGATTCCGATAATCGGGAATTTCACGCCCGAGATAAGGACAGACGTTCGCCTTGCTGATGTTCGCGACTTCAATCCGTAGGCGTCCGTCGCCGTCTCGCGTTCGGACGCTGGCGCGGTCAAGCGCAATGGAGTCGTGAGCGTGTTGGCTATGGTTAGGCTCTATCGGAACCTGACCATTCCCAGACTTATGCCACCTGCCAACAAGCGTTGGCGACTTGAATACCCCTTCGCCCTTATCCGCCCCTTTTCCGGGCGACGCTTCCGAGTGTATCAAATGGACATTGTTTCCAAAATAATAATCAAATTTTTTCGAACCGGGAGATAGGCCCATTTGAGTCAGTGTATTTTTAATTCCCTCAATGTCTTTAGGAAGCCTTATTGCTGATGAGCCGACAAGTTTTTTATTTGTCGGCTCGCCATTCTTCCACTGTCTTGATTGCGGGACGGCTTCACCGACGCTTAGATTTGCGTGAGGGCCATCCTCCTCGTCGACGCGAAGACCGTAATATCCCTTTGCGCCATGACGATTTATTGTTTCATGGATTTGAGAAGCGGCTGCATGGAAGCGGCCGTTCTCATCTCTTGGATGGTCACTTTCGTTAAATTCAACATCGTGCGCAATCTTGCCGCTAAGCGATTCCTCATTTATCGGCGCAACCGTCAACATAGGCGCCACAAATGCTGAATCATCGCCAATTCCGTCGATCACCTGCTTAACTCCAGGATGCAGCGGCTGCGGCGCGTCCTCAGGGTGCGCCCAAATGAAAGCGTCGTGCTCATCATTCAGCGCGGGGTCAAAAGGATCGCAGCGCGTCGCGAAAGTTGCGAATAGACCCGCGCCGTTTGGCGTTTGCGTCAGCGCGATCGGCGCCTCCAGATCGGAACCGGGAATTTCGTGCGCCTCGCCGATTTCCTCCTGGCATTCCCGCCCGGCGGCGAGCGCCGGCGTCTCGCCATCCTCGATTTTTCCGCCGGGGAACGCCCATTCGCCCAAGCCCGCGCGCTTCAAAAAGAGGACGCGGCCATCCGGCGCCGTGTGCATGACGCCAGCAGCAATAATCTGAAGCCGATCTTTCCCGACGAATTCCTCACCGACGCTTTTCGGAATTCCGAGCGTTGATCGCCCTTCGCGCGCCGCAGACATTGCGCGGCGCTGCGCTTCACTGACAGACGGCATGAACTTCCATCACGCCTTAAAGACGGCGAACGAAATCTTGATCGTGCCATTGAAAGCGTTCGCTGCATCATCGTTGAACACAGCGATAACGACAGAACCCGCCGCCGGCGTCACGGTCGTGATAATCGGCGTTCCTGTCGTCGATGTTCCAAGCTGAACGCTCGCGAAAACGATGTCCGCGGCAGCGATAGACGAATTCGTCAGCGTCAACGTATAAAACGCGCCCTTCGCCGTTGTCAGCGCCTCGGAGGTGATGACGCCGGACATCTTGTTGAGCGTTGCCGCCCCGGACGTCGCCGAAGAGGTCTTGGTTCCGGTGTCAAGCTTCGCGGATGCGACCGTCGCAAGGCCGCTCGTCGAAAGTGTCGTTACCGCTGCCGCCGCCGGCGTCGTCCCGCCAATCGCCATTCCGTCGATCGTCGTCGGCGTCAGCCCAGAGAACGCGATGTCTGCGCCATGCACGTTGTCGTAGAGGATGGAACCGGTCATTTTGCGTTTCTCCATTTCACGCAAGCGCGCGCCGTCACGGCGTCAGTCGCCGCGCGAAGATTGATGCATTTTGTAAGTTGGTTAAGCTCGGAAGCCTTCGAGGATCGGCTTTTGGACGCAGCGGCAGCCGATCAATTCACCTGGGTGAATCTTTCGTTTCACCTCGGGGTCAAGCCATCCTTCACGCAGGTCATAGACGACTTTGTCGCGTCCGGCTTTTACATGCGACGGACGCGGATGCTTCCCGCCGCCGCTGTGGATCCACTGCGCCTTGGTGAAGCCAATTTCAACTTGCCGCGCGGTGTTCAGCGCCGAATTGATCTTGCTTGCCTGATCGCGCGCGATGAACGCCGCCCGACGCTTCGTCACCTCGAATTGCTTCTGAAGCTCTTCCGTCAGGAACCCGCGATCATATCCGCGCGTCACCGCCTGCGACACGACGCTTTGCACGCGCGTGTGATATTGTTGCGGAATGCTTTTGATGAGCGCGACATTTTCCGAGATCGACGCGCCAAGCACGTCGCGTTGCGCCGCCGTCATTTTGAATTCGACGGCAAACCCGGCGTCCTTCAAAATCTTCTTCAGGGCCGCGTCGGAGCGCTTTCCCGTCTCTTGCGCGAAGTATCCCGCAAGCTTTTCGGCTCCATCAGAAAACCGCTTCAGCCAGCGTTTGGCGAGCGCGTCGACAACGCGCTTCAGCGCGGCGTAGGAAAGCTCGTCCTGCGCCATATCTGGAGGGTTGGCATTGTAAGCCGCGCCGATCCAATAGACGTAGGATTTGTGCATTTCATCAATGAGCGCTTCAAGCTTGCGCTGATATGCGAGACGCAGGCCTTCATTTGGGCGAACCGGGCGAAGCGCCTTCTGGCTCTTCTTCACCCCCTGTGCGCTTCGAAGATTCGTCGCCGGCGCCATTCTCAGAAAGCCCGGCCGGGCGCTTTTGCGGTTCCTCTGCTGGTTCCGACGTCCCGATCCCCAAGATGTCCGCGAGAGTTATTCTCACCATTGCCAGCCTCGTTGAAAAGCGCGCTCAACCCCGCGTCTTCTCCACTTTCGCCGGTTCCGCCGCGAACAACAAGCCCGCCCTCTTCTTCGCTTAAAAGGTCAGGCATTTCCTCAACATCAAGGCCCGGATACGGGGTGTCGTCTTCGCTTGCGATGCGCTGACGCTCTTCTTGAGCCGATAGCGCGCCAAGATCAACTTCGATCTGAGCCGTTTCGGCTTCAATCTTGCGAACTTCCGCGCGTTCTTTCGCCGAAAGCTCCCAAAGCGGGACGAACTCAAACCCAATCCCCGGATCAACTTCGCCGAAAATAGAGAGCTGAACAAAGCGAAGAAGCTGTTCAATCGGCTCCTCGAACAGTGTCACCTGATAGGCGAGGATTGAATCGTAGAACACACGCAATTCGCCATCGGCTGATGCGTTAAGCCCGGACGGCGTTATGCCTGTGTATTTTACGAGAGGGATTCCGGTTACGGCGCAAATGTGCTCTTGCGACTGCGCCTGCAATCCTTCAAGTCCCGCGACAGGAGCCGAAACGTTAGAGAACTCTTCCGTTTCTTTGTCGATGACGAACGTTGAGTCGTTCGACCGCATCTGATTGAAAAGATCGACGCGGGAAAAAATATTCGGATCGGCGACGCCGTTATTCGCGCCCATGTTTGTGGCGAGAACCATGACGGAGAATGCGTAGACGAGATTAGCGATGCTTTCTCTCGTTTTCAGCCATATATCGACGTAAGCTTTCATCATTTGCGTGAGCGACAAGCCGCCGAACGAATAAGCCGGCTTCAGCATGTCCGGCACCTCGCGCCCGACGAATGTGATTAGGCGCGACCGATGGACGGTCTTGCCCATCACGCCCCAAACTTGCGGCTGATACCAGTTCGCTTTGAGCGGGTCGGTCGAATTGTAATCGAGCGGATATGCCCACATACCCTCGATAACGCGCAGACCTTGAAGTGAACCAACTGCGACCTTTGCTCGGCTTGCTTTTTCCGAACCGTCGCCGATTGGCTTGTCCAAGTCTGCGTCGTTATGCCCAAAGTCGAGAAAGATATGGCTGCGCCCGAAGAACCCATCTTTTTCCGCTGCTTTTCGAAAAGCTTGCTTGACCTTCAGCCGTTTGAACTCGTCATCGATTTTGGCTATCTTGTCCGTCTTGTCATCCTTGCCTGACGCTGTGAATTTGATCCACTTGCGCGTCATTTCCCATGCGATGATCTCGACAGCTTTTCGATATTCCGGCCGCTGCGCGAGTTCAGCGAGATAGGGGTAGCCAAGAAACGCTTGCCCTTCGGCAAAAGCCGATGAAAGGCGATCTCCACCCCAAGACGAGAGCCCGTCAAAGGCTTCGTCCATCGCCATCGCGTTTTCAGGAATTACGCCCGGCGGGTGTTCTGCCGGTTTGAAGATGCTCACATTCGCCGCTTCGGCGCGCCGCTTCCCGCGCGCGCGCGCGGCAGCCACCATATCCTCCGCCACTTTTACGGCTCTGGGCGGCGTCGGCGGCGCCTTTCTGCGGCGTTCATGCATAGCGGGGGTTCATCCCGCGACGGCGAGCGATTTCGAGCATTTCTGGAGAAACAATAACCGGGCCTTTCCGCCGCAGCCCCTCCACCGCATAACGCAGCGCGTCGATGACGTGGTTGTCTTTGTCAGCGAGCACGGGCAGAACCTCTTCGGTCTTTTTGTCCACCACCCACGAGTAGGACGAAAGCTCATCGATCGTGTGAGCGCAGCGCGGGTGGACGACGATATCGTAGCTTTTCAGGAATTCGATTCCGTCCTCGACGGACCCCTGCCCCTTAACCGCCGGCGTCATGCGGAACCCGTGGCGGTTCATGTAGCTGATCGTTTCCGGCCTGGCGCTATCGGCCGTGATCGGCCATTTGCGCGAGCCGGGAACCGTGTCGAACAGTTCCGGAGTTCGATCTATTTCACACCCGACTTTGTAGGCCTCATAGTCGACATAAAGCGTGCGCCCATGAAGGTAGCAGCGCGTCAACACCGTCGGGTCGACAGAGAACCCCCAATCGGCGCCGTAATAGAAACGCGCGTCTTGCGGAGCTTCAAATTCCTCTATGCGCCAATTTCGGAAGACGCTCGCTTCAGAAGACCGGCGATACCCACCAAGCCAGATGTGCGCGTATTTGTCTGGGTCGCGACGCTTGTCGCGCTCCATGTCCAATCGAAGCTCTTTCGGGAACCACGGATTATCGTAATAGTTCACCGTGACGAGCGCGAAATCCGGGTCGTCTTTGTTCACCTCAAAGAGCTGCTCGACCGGGTCTTTCGCAGAAAATGGATTCCAGGCGAACCAAAGCTCCGCTCCCGGGCTTCGAAACGTCGGCGTGAGAATGTCCAGAGACCGCTGCGTGATGGTCTGGGCTTCTTCGACCAAGCAGCGGTTGAATCCCTCAAGGGATTTCAGCGATGAGGCTGTGTGGTTCTGTAAGCCGCGGAAGATCACGAGGCCGTCATTAGGGCCGCGTATTTCCGTGTCGTTTATATAAAATCGATCGGCCACCCCAAGGCGGTCAATCTTGTCCTCGATAAGCTGCTTGACCGAGTCCTTGATCGAATTTTGAATCTCGCGAACGCATGCGGCGCGGACATGCTCGCAAAGCATGTCCTCAATCAGCTTCTCCGCAAAAAAGTGGCTTTTAGCCCCGCCTCGGCCGCCTCTCGCCCCCTTATATCGCCTTGGGGCAAGAAGAGGCAGGAACGCACGCGGCGTTGCGATTTGCAGAACGGTCATTCGCCCGATGGTTCGATGACCACACGCTCAATGCGGGTTACGCTTTCCACAGGGCCTCCGTTTGGCCCGGTCAGCTCCTTGGTGGATACGTCTTTCCAGTCGTCAGACCCAAGGTTCTTCAGCGCAAATTGAACAATACCCGCTGCGCCAGGGCCGCCCTTCCCATCGCCAATATTGATCGCGCGTTTTTCCCAAGAATGGGCGGCAATTGACTTTGCACACGAAACCGCTGCTGAAAACTCAGGGTAATTTGCAACCCATTCGGTAATTGTGGCGCGGCTGACGCAAATTTCCCCGGCGAACCCGGTCAGAGAATGGCCCTTGCGCGCCGCTTCGATGACCTCTTCGCAAAAACGAGGTTCGTATTTTGTCGGCCGACCGCCCGCCATATGAATTGCCTTACTGCACCGCCGCCGCAATCTGCTGGCGCAGCGCGGCGATGGAATTGCGCAGATCGGTGATTTCGGCGGCGTCGGACGCGGCGGCCTGTTTCAGCGCGGAATTTTCGGATTCGAGCGCGGCGGCTTTTTGGACGGCGGCCGACGCATCGGATTTGCCGGCGGCGAAAACGGCGATGGCGGACGACACTTCCTGAGAGACGGCGGCAAGGTCGTTTTTAAGACCGTCGAGTTCTGCGGACATGGGATGGTGCTCCACGAGATATTTTAGGTGGTTTGCGACGTCGCGCAGATATGGCGCGGCCTTTTCGATCATCCATCGGCCATAGGCGGAATGATCGGTCATTGGCGTGTCCAGACATTGCGCTGGTAAATTGGCTTTCGAGCGATTGGGAGTCGAACCCAAAATCTTCCGCGGGGCCATTATTCGCCTAGACCCGTTGTCCCGCTAGCGAAACAGGCCTGTTACCTCCCGCCACAGGTCAGGCGCTCGAAACTCTCTGTGCGGCGAGCGCCGTCAGGCGCGCTATCCGTTTACCCCTCAACCATCCTTCAGACACCCGCGGTCCGCGATTCGTCCAAAAACCGTCTCGCGGGGTACGTGGAATCTCGGGAAGGTTGCGCTGTCCCTGTACTGGCGCTGGTACTGGAAGTCGTTACGGCGCGCTCTTTAGGAGCGGCCTTCACTTAGTCGCGGGCAACACCACGAGTCGCTGTTGTACATAAGGGATAGGATGGGATGCGCGGGAAAATGCCGAAAATTGTGCAACAGCGCAAGAGGTTACGGAAAAAGACATTCATCCTTATACCCCCCGTAAAGTGCGATACGCCGCTGTTTTTATATGAGTTTCATCCTACTCGTAAAAGTTGACGGGTTTGGTCACTTTTCGCTTTTTGGCGAACTCTGCATGTTTGCGGTTTCGTCTGCCAAATAGCTCTCGTTAAGGCAGCACCCCATCCCTCACGACGCCTTCAAGGATCGCAGCAAACGCCACATCGCGCCGGTTATAGGCCGTTCGGCGCGAGCACCCGAGTCGCGCGTAATGCTCGCCAAACGTCCAATTCCGCGCTTCACATTCCAGCCAACAATGCAGCGCGGCGCGCGCGGCGTCATGCGCCGGCGCGGCCAGATAGCGGATTGGCCATTGGATCGCCTCTTCCAAATCGCTGATGTCGCGCGCGCCGCCTGCGCCAGCGTTCCGCTGATCCTGAAATTCCTTGAGCGTTCCAGAGCCGGCCATTTCGACCAAATCGCTGAACTCAAGCATCGTTTGCGGCCAAAATCCTTTCGCCCCGCTCGGCCCGACGCGGCCGACAAGACGCTCGCACCCGCGCGCCGCTTCGCGCAGCCGTAGGCGCACATGGTCAACCGTCCAGCGCGGCCCTTCAGTTCGGATCGCCAGCTCGGCAAGCAGACGAGCGGCGCGTGCGTCGGAGGCGACGCCGGCAGCGTCATAGTCATCTGGAAAATCGCAGGCCAAAACTGGAATTTCGGCCCCCCTCTTTCGGAATTTCCGCCGCATCAGAACCTCACATCGTCAATGTCTATGGAATTTTTATCGTCGTTTGCGGAATTTCGTCCGCCTGATTTGGAAAACGGAGCGCTGTGTTCGGAAAACTGCGGCCTGTCGATGGAAGCGACGCGCCTCTCTGTCCTCCAAACCCATTTATTGTCGGCTCCGATCAGCCCTCGGTTCTGCGCGGCGGTCGAGGCGTTGTCGCGCATCTTACGCGCCGCATCCTTCGACTTCGGGTCGTTCTCGTCATAGCCTGGGCGAATGCGGCAGATTTCATCAAGCCACTCCGTCTCTGTGACGCAGAGGCGCGCATGCGGAGCCCGGATGTTCGGCGGCGCTTGCCGGCCCCGTTCGTCAATGCAGCTTTGGAGCGCGCGCAACGCGAGCGTCAGATTGCCGCCCAATATGGCGCGGCCGTCGGCGGTCACGGTCGGCTTGCCGGTTTTATACATCATCGCCGCGTCGCGCATTTCGGAGTCCTCGATCGATGCTTCAGCGCCGACGAAGCGGCACACGCATGAGGAAATCTCGTCGCCGTCTTCATCGCGCCCGACGACCTGCTTCGTCAGCCGGAAATCGAACCGGGCGCCGCTCGGGCCGGCTTTGTTGCGCGTGATCTTCCAATTGTTCGGGGCGCCGTCTTCGGCCGGGGAGACGAAAATCTCGCCGTCATTGTCCGCCGTGATCGATCCGTGGCCGCGCGCGCGCTGCGCGCCAAGCGGGGTATGATGGATTGCGCCGACAGCGCACCCCGTCTCTTCGCGGATCAGGGCCGCGTGGCGGATGAACGCGCCGACATGTTCCGGCTTGGCGTCGTCGCCGCCGGCGAGAGATTTGTTGAACGTGTCGACGATGCAGAGGTCGACGGTGCAATTGAATTCGGACTGGCAAATGGCGTCTACGGCTTTAATTTCTGCGATCAGCGCTTTCGCGATTTCATCGCTGGACCGCAAATCGACGGCGGTGGGGATGACGAAAATCGGCAATCTCGTCTCGCGCGGAACCGCGTTGTGGTCCAGCCATGCATATTGGCGGATCAAGAAATCGTCCTGCCCTTCACCTGCGATATAGACGGTAGCGCCGGGTTTGAACTTCCGGCCGCACCACTCTTGCGGGCGCGACGGGTCGACGGCTGCGATCGCGCGCGCCATGGCGAAGTCCAACGCGAGAAACGACTTCCCGCAGCCGGGCTGCCCGACGATCAAAAAGAACGTTTTCGCGAGAAAGACGTTTTTGAGAATCCATTCTCGCTTCGGAGGCGTCCCTACCCTTTCGTGAACGAAAAAGCCGTTGAATTTTGACACTAACGGCGGCGGCGCGAAATATGCGGCCGACTCCGCCGCAAACTCCGCCGCGGTCAGAATTCGGAAAACGTCATGCTCTGGAGCCCGCGCGTTCATTCGGCCGCGATCTTTCTTGCTTGCCTGGCCTGACGCGCCCGTTGCCGAGCGCGCTTAATCATTCTTGATGGGCGGCGCTCGATCATCACGATGGCGAGCCGCCCGGATTTAAAGCGGTGAGCGACGCGCTCAATCATGCGGCCCGTCCGCTCTCTCGCGCCAGCATCTCGCGAAACGTCTCCTTGAGACGCTCCAGCCGACGCGAGGAATAGTTCGCCTCCAACGCGCGCTGAATGCGCGCAAATTTCGCGTCGCGCGCGGCGATGATCCCGATTTCAACGCGCCAATCTTCGTCCGCGCGAATCTTGAACTCGCGCCTGATCCACGCGAAATCGGCGTCTGTGAATGGCGCGTCCGCGGGGACGCGGCCTGGTGGGGTCTCGCGCATCACGCCGCCTCGCTCCGCTTCGTTTCCGCGTTGACGTCGCACCAATCGTGGCCGGCCTGTTTCCAATTTTTCGCGTGCGGCGGGACGCTCGGCGCCATGGATGTAAAAGCCTCCAAGCCCATACTCTCGAACCGGTCCGAAGCCCTCAATAGATCGCGGCGCGTCGTCGCGGGGTCGCTGTCACCATCGCCAAGCAAAATCACGCGGCGGACCTGCGGCGGCAACAGCAGCGCATCGCTCGTCAGATTGCCGAGAGAATCTGCGCTGGCGATCTTCGCGTCGATGAACTGCTCACCAAAATAAAGGCGGCGCAGAAGGTCTTTCCACGCCCAGGCCGTTTCAATGCCTTCGCCAATCGCCAACGTTTCGCCGATGGCGTCGTCGAGATAGATCAAGCCACCCTTCATCGTGTATGTGCCGAGCTTCGATTTGTTTTTCGACGACCCTGGCGGCTGTAGTTTGCGGCCATGCTTGTCGATGTAAATGCGTTTGATGCCCTGTATGCGCCCATCCAATGCGCGGCATGCTGCCAGGATGCATGGGAATTGTCCAAAATTTATTTTTTTGTCCGCTGGCGGCGCATCGCCATTCTCGTCAACGTCAGTCATGCCGGGGAACCCCCAATATTCAACATTACTGCGAAATCTCAAATTCACCGTCGAAACAGCCGACATGTCGAGCCCGCGCCAATCTTCAAAGTAATCATGTGCCGGCGTCCCTTCTATTGAGATGCCGGACTCGAAAAGCGCAGTCGCCAGACCAACG